GTGTACCAAAGGGTGAAGAGTTCGCAGGTGGAGAAATAGAGCTTGGCGCGTTTGAGGTTCTCGGTGTCAATGCGAGCTACCTTGTATATAGACTCGATGGTCTTGACTATCTCGGCGCGTGTCGCATCGTCGTTGACGTTGTGGTAGAGACGGCGCACGGGGGTCGAGAACATGAACTCGGACACGCGGTTGGTGAGTAGTCGTTCTAGTCCAAAGGTGATGCGTGCGGCTGGCTCTATTGAGATGATGTTGCCTTGACGGTCTTTGCGCACCTTGTCACGGCGAGAGACCTTGTCGTTGATGACGCGATGGTTGCGCGGCTCATAGTCAAGGAGCAAATCAGCCCACGATGGTATGTCTAGTGACTTCTGTCGCAGGTGGTCGATGGCGACGCTAGCTTCTTGATTCAGAATTTCTTGTATCTGTTCCATAAGAAAATCAAAATATTTTTGCAAAAATAAGAACTTTCTTCGTATTAGACATTGTAAATACGAAGTTCGTTAATATCTTTGCCCCACAATCTGATTGATTATTAAGATAAGTACAGAGCTATTAAATTAAACGAATGGACAGAAAGCAGCAGATTTACGCCGCATTGAAACCGAAGGCCAAGAGCTTCGGGTTCACGAAAAAGGAGCTGATGAGTGTCGCTAGCTTGATAGACGACAATCTGACGCTCGCTGATGATGCCACGGACGAAATGGTAACGAATGCCATCGATGAGCAGATTGAGGCAGTCATACCCGTCCTGAAACTTGGGCAGTCGTACGCAAGCAGAATCATTGATGCTAACAAGCCGTCGCGCGGTAAAGGTGATGATGACGATGATGACGATGACGAGGGCAATAAGCCTACGACACCGACCACACCGCCTACGACACCGAAGAACGACGACAGCGAGACGCTGAAGCTACTGAAGTCGCTCACGGAGCAGCTGGGTAGCGTGAAGGACGAATTGTCGGCGATGAAAGCTGGCAGGACGGTCGAGACGAGAAAGTCGAAGCTGGCGACGAAAGTGGCCAACTTCGGCGAGTATGGGAAGTCGAAGCTACGCGACTTTGACAGGATGACGTTTAAGGACGATGACGACTGGGAGGATTGGCTCTCGGAAGTGGATGAGGACTTGAAGGCACTGGACAAGGAGCGTGGCGACAAGTGGTTAGAGCAACTAGGCACGCCACCCAACCCACAGACACATTCGAAGGAGGGAAATGGCAATGTCTTGTCGGATGACGACGTAAAAGCACTGGCGCAAGTATAGTGCGCGTCGCCATGAACGAAGTAGAACATTAAAAAGAACGAAAAATGGGAGCAATAGCTGAAATGGGTACTAACCCTACCAAGTACACTTGGGGCAATGACGATGTTGTCATTCGCCAATATATAGGTGGTATCATTGGTGGCCGCACGCTCGATATGACGGACTTCGAGGAGGATGTCATCAAGGCAGGCCACGTTGTTGTCCGCAAGCTGGACGATGACGGCACGAACTACACGTACAAGCCCATGCCCGTAGCGGATGGTGCTTACGGAACACTGCCCGATGGCTGCGAGTATGCAGGCGTTGTGGTACGCACAAAGACTAAGGATAAGCCATTCGTGGCAATCATGGACGACGGCAGAGTGAACGACATCGCAATGCCCTACCCCCTCACGGACGACATGAAGTCGGCGATCAAGACGGCTCTCCCCAAGCTCATTTTTGAACACGACTAACGAAAGGAGTAGACAATGAACGAGTCACTATTTGTACAGTTTATAAAGACTATCTGGCCGAAGCTCTCCCTGTACGTCAAGGAGAAAACCGAGCCTAACAAGCGCACCTACCTGCACAAGTCGATGCTGCGTAAGGTGTACTCCGCTGACCAGAAGTGGGAAGGTACTTCGGCAAAGACCACGTATGTTGCAGCCGACATCGTGGCGATGGACTCTCCACTGCCCATCAAGAAACGTGGCGCAATAGCCACGTCGAACGGCAAGCTGCCGAAGATTGGCATGAAGAAGATATTGTTCGAGACAGACATCAACAATATCAACATCATGCGGGCGCACATGGCTATGTCCACTAGTGCCGAGGCTCGCACGGCCGAGAAGAACCGCATACTCGCGCGTCTGACCGACGATGGCGTAGCCTGCTCGGTGGGTATTGACGAGAAGAACGAGGCTAACTTCCTCACTGGTCTCTCTGACGGCATCATATTGGTGCAGGACGAGGACAACACGGGAACGGGTCTGCGCTTCAACTACGGCTACTTGGCAGACAACACCATGGTCACCGAGACCAAAGACCAAATCGAGCGCGAGGACATCGAGAACGTGTTTGAGAAAGCAGACCGCGACGGCAACACCATCGTGACCATGATGCTAGCGAAGAGCACGTACAACGGTATGCGCAAGATGCAGTGGGCTAAGGAACTTGTGGCTGATGCCGAGGGACGTATCTACACGGACAACACTAAGCTGCCCATGCCAGCGTCGAAGAGCTTCGACGCTGCTTTCGAGGACGAGTGGGGTGCGAAGGTACAGGTCGTTGACCGCACGGTCATCATCGAGAAGAACGGCAAGCAGAAGTCGTTCAAGCCGTGGGACGCTAACCACGTCATCTTCCTCTGCTCGGATGAGGTCGGCTCACTGGTTTGGGGTACTCTCGCAGAAGCCACGAACCACGTAGCAGGCGTGCAGTACGCTACAGTGGATGAGTACAAGCTCATCTCGAAGTACTCGAAGAACGACCCGTCACTGCAGGAGTTCACTAGCGGTCAGGCACTGGTATTGCCAGTGATTGAGGACGTTGACCAAATCTATATGCTCGACCTGTCGAACAGTGCCGAGCTGGATGAGGATGCTGAGGCAGCTGACACAGCCGACGCTTACGTGACCGTGCTGGGCGCGAAGTACAAGAAGCCTGAGTTCATCTCGCTGTTGCAGAACTACACCGAGATTAAGTCCACCGCCACCGACGAACAGGTCGTGAAGGCCGTGAACAAGCTGACCAAGGCTGAGCAGTCCGACCTGCAGACGCTGGCAGCTGACTACGTAGCATCTTAACGACGGAGGATGAGTGATGAAGACAATACGGCAAGCCCTGATTGACGAGATACACTTCCCGATAGACAACGACGGTGAGAAGTTCATTGAGAATAAGCTCATACTGAGGGGTCTGAGCGGCGAGGACGAGTTCACGGCTGCGGTCGGACACTCGAAGGAGTGGATTGGGGCGGTTGCCGATTGTCTCATCTCCATCATCGTAGCCCCGAACTTCAATGAAGCGGACAAGTCGGTGTATATGTATGAGGGCGAAAAGGAACTCATACTGAAGCAGGCAAACAGATTGTACGCTTCCATTGGTGAGGAGGAGAATATGATTGATACGCCGATGGTTTACATTAATGACTTCTAGTCGTGGCTGTACTGGAAATGCGCAGGCATACGCTGTTCGTTGAGAAAGAGACGGACGGCTATGAGGACGAGGATGGCAACTACCACAAAGGCACGACCGAATGGGTAGGCGGCTGGCAATGCGACGCAGTTCCAACGACGAAATCGACGGATGTCATGTATGAGGACGGTGAGGCACATCATTACACATTCATCTGCTATCTCTCGCCGAAATACAACGCGGAGATAGACAAGGGACAAAAGGCGATGATACTGCGCGAGGGACACGAGTACGTGCTGAAGGTCATTACGACACGCGCCTACAAACACCAACTGAAGGTCTATATAGGCTAAGGATGCCGAAATCGGTTGACATAAAGACGTTCATCAAGACGGTCAAACAAGTGCTGATGGAGGAGCTGAAAAGAGCCTTGTCGGTCTTGGGCGAAGAATGCGTGATAAGGATACGCACCCGCTCGGAGGCAGACAGTTGGATAGACCACACGGGAAACCTGCGCAGCTCCATTGGCTACGGTGTCGTTGAGAATGGGACTGTTGACAATGCCAATTCATCAAGTTTCCAACAGATACCGGCAAAGGAAAATCCGCAGAACAGACCGCTCAACGGCGGGCAAAAAGGGCGTGATTACCTTAATGACAAGGCTAAGGAGATAGCGCAGTACCCTCTTGGGCTGGTGGTCGTGGCGGGCATGGAATACGCAATCTATGTGGAGGCGTTACAGAACAAGGATGTCATTGGCAACACCAAGATATGGGCGAGCCAAAACCTCAGAAGCAGGATTGAGGGTGCTATGACAAGAGCGACAGCAAGACTTCAACAAATGGTTCAATGAAGACAGTTGACGATATAACACAGGATGTTTACAACCTCATAAAAGGCAGTGAGCTACACGAGGAAATAAAAGGAAAGCTCTGCAAGACGCAGAGACCTCTTGACTCACGGAATGAGGACATAACGATTGCCGTGTCAGCCAACCAAAACGGGCAGATACAAGAAGCGTATGTGAACGTGAATATCTATGTGCCTGACTTGTTCGCAGAACAGAGGTATATCGTTGACAGTCTGAGGGCTTCAAAATTGGAGCGTCTTGCCGCCGACCTCTTCGATGTTTACAACAGCCATGAC